AGCAGTCGCGCCAACACCGAGTAGCCCCAGTGTGGTTGCGGCCTCAGTGATGACGCGCTGTTCCTGTGCTGTCGTCGTCATATCACTTCACCTTGAGCACGTAGACGTTGTCGATGCCCTCGTAGCTGGGTGCCACGATCTCAGACACAGAGGTGACCACGTTGACGGGCAGCGCCTCCTTGAGGGTGAGCACGGCCACGCCGGTGTTGACGATAGCAACCTGAGCGCCCGGCACCTGACCGCCGCGCAGATCAACCTCTTCAGGCGTGGTGCCGTAGTAGGTGGAGCCGACAGCCGTGCTCGGCAGGAAGACGACCTTGTCGTCATCCATGAAGGAATGCGCCGCCTTGTTGGTGTCGTAGTACTGCTTGGCGTAGACGGTGAAGGCGATGCCCGTCTTGTTGGACAGATACGTCTGCAGGTCGTTGTCGGAGAGTGCAGCGCTAGTCGCGAGCGGGAAGATATCCTTGCCGATGCTGGCATCGGTGAGCAGCTGAGCCCACAGACCCGTAGAAACGATAGCGCGCGTGATGATGGTGCCGTTAGCAGCTGCCTTGCGCTTCATAGCGAGAATATCGGACACGGGATGCTGACCAACGCCGCCCCAAACTGCGTCTCCGGTGAGCGTGGTGACATTGCCTGCGGCCCATGTGCCGTTGGGGTCATAGTCGTAGGAGTAGTTGACGGCCTGACCGCTATCATCAGCGGAGGCGATGTCTATCTTCGCATTCTGCAGCAGCTGGAAGATCTCCACCTCAGGATTGATGAGCGCACCGTTGACCAGAGCGGCAGCATCATCAAAGATGCGTGCGATGACGTCATCCACATAGGGCGCGTTGGCACTGAGCAGCGTGAGCAGCTCCTGACGGTCCTCCTCACCGATGCGCATGGACTCCCGGAAGAACGGCAGCTTGATTCCTGCCTTGGCGACTCCGCCGCGATCACGAATGGTCGGCTTGGTGTCAAACGCAGATGGAGCCAGCTGAACCGGCAGCGAGTCCTTGCCGCGCAGCCATTCCAGCTTCAGGCCGGACATGTGCTTGGCGGGGAAGAGAGACGGACCAAGGAACGGGATCTGATTGCTCTGCAGCGTATTCCAGTACGCGGCAATGGCCGGTGCAGTGACCAGCTCACTGAGATTAGTCATGATTTGATGACCCTCCATATAGTTATTTGTTTTGTCATGAGGTGGTCTACTGCGTGGTTAACGTGACACGGCACGAGGTGTGGCCCCAGCCTCTACATACAAGTATACCCCCACTGCCGTAACAGTGAGGGTATGGAGGCGCGGTATAACTCCGCAATCAGCGATTATTCCCCGAATACATGAATTCCGGGGAGCGCCGCCTTGGCTTCAGCGGCCAGAGGAGCTTTGAGAGCGCCAGCCTTGATGTCACCGACATAGACGATCGCGGCCTGCACCGTGGCGTCTCCGTCAGAGAAGGCATAGTCCTGCAGAACCACGCCCTTGGCAGTGGCGTCATTCGCGGGATAGATCGTTCCTCCGAGCAGAACCTTGGCTCCGCCCTCGGTGGAGACGGCCGCGTCGGTTGCGGCTACGGTCTGCGGATAGGCAGAGTAGCCGGTCGGGTGAGCGAGGACGCTGCCCTTGGTCGCGTATTCTTTTTCGTAATATCCAGCCATTGTCGGCCCCTTATCTTTGTTGTGTTGCCGCTACGATTACAAGTATAGCGCTGCCGCTATGCCTTGAGAGCGGCGATGATGGCGTTGACCGCAGTTTTGTTGGCGTTTGCCAGTTCTGCTGCGGTAGTCGCGTCAGTGGCATCAGCCACGGACACAGGTGCAAGCGCCGCAATGGCGGCGGCTACTGCGGTGCTATTTCCGCCGCCCTGCGTCGGGTAGCTGACCTCTGGGAACCACGTGATACGTGGGAGCGCACGCTTGGCGTCATCAGTCGGGTCCTCAGGCAGACGTGCGGCGCGCACATCGCCCACGAAAAGCAATGCGCCTGACGCGCTACCGCTGGTGACGTCCACCGTCTTGAGCACCACTCCCGTGGCCGTGGCGTCATTGGCCGGGTAGATGGTGCCAGCCGGAATCGTCCGGGCACCGGTCACTGGATCAGTGACCACCACGGATGCGTCCTCAGTGGCACTGAACGTGTGCGCATAGGCGCGCGCTCCATCCGGAAACTGCAGAATCGTGCGATCCTGCTCATACAGCGTCTCGCTTATCATGATCGCCTACTTTTCGGTGCCTGTATGCGCGGCGGTAGGCGCTACTCCGTCGTGGAAGTAGTAGTCACTTGCTGCCTTCGATGCTGCCATTCCGCCATTACGCGCCTCAGCGAGCTTGGAGCCGAACTTCTCGGCGTCAAACTGCTTGCTTCCTGCAGCAGCGGTTATGGCGCTCTCCGGTGGCCTGAAGCCTCGCACGCCGCCCTTGCCTGCTCCGTCGGCTCCATCGGTGCCAGCAGCACCATCAGCTGCCTTGGTCTTGAAGAGATAGGGGCGATCCTTGCGAAGCGTGTCAATCTGCTCACTGACCCCAATCGCCTTGCCCTCACCGGTGATGGAAACGCTATCCATATCAATCAGCTTCAGCAGCAGGTCAGGGTCCTGTGCGTCAGTGCCGATGGCGCTGCGCACCGCATAGGTCTTCTGCACAGAGGCAAGCTTGGATGCATACTCCTCAGAGGCCTTGGTATTTGCCTCCTGAAGTGCAGTGACCTTAGCCTTGAGCTCGTCAGCACTGCCCTGAAACCTCTTGAGTCCGGCAATCTGAGTGTCTCGCTCAGCTACCTGTCCCCTGACGTCCTTGAGCTGCTCATTCACCTCGTCAAACCGAGACTTCGGAATGAATTTGCCGTTGATGCTGTCAGCGTGTGCCTGCACTACCTTGTCGGCCTGATCATCTGAAAGACCGATCGCCGTCAGCGCTTCCTTGGTTATGTCCATGTTCATTCCTTCTCTTGGCTTACGCAGTTACCGTGTTGCGACACGATTTGCCTTACAACTCATCATTATACCCCTATGTCATTCCTTTGAAGCTCTAGCAGATCGTAGTCTTTTAGATATTGCATCAGGTGTGTCAACAACGATGACCCCCTGAGCATTGCGAGGTCGAGCTATACCGCCATACTTCTTGGCTACAGCCTCCTCTGCCTCAAGAACAGTGATATCATCAATGTCAGTAGTGTCAACGTCTGGAACAGTGGTGCTTCGACAGTTGGGATGCAGCGGAGGAGCGGTGATTCCTGATTCCATCTTACTGACCTCAAGCCTACGACCATTCATCTCAGAGCAGATCTGACTTGTACGGCTATCAATCGTAGCCATATAGATGTAGTACCTTGTCTTACTACTGGCATATAGATCACTATCTGCCTGAGTAGCCACCCTAGCACCCTCAGTCCTCACAATTCTACTGGCGGCACTCTGACTTACTCCAGTAACACGTCTGATCTCACTGACTATACGACCATTGTCAGCCCCGGCAATGAACATCTGTGGTAGATTACGAGCAAGCTGCTGAAGCAGTGCATCCTTATTGCTCCATATTCTATCACTGAAGCTCTCACTGAGAAATCTCTGATTGGCAACTGCCTTCAGTTGGTAGGCACTATTCGAGTTAAGACTGACCCTGACGCCTGCGCCACGAATTGCACCCGCTCTGAGCGTGCTCTCAGCATCGTAGACGTTGCCTAGAGCATTCTGCACCTCTGCAGCAGTCCTACCGGCAGCTACATTGAGCCACTGACTGAGCTCACTAGTAAGCGCATCTATTCTGTTCACTCTCCTTGCTGCTCTAGCTATTCTGTTCGCAGCCTGAGTCTGAGGGATATCCGATGTGCTCAGCTCATTGATAGCTCTCTTGAACGCCTTCAGCTCCGATGGCTGTAGCGTCTTCGCGAGATCACTGTAGGCTACCTCTGTATTACCCGCTAGATACTGGACGATGAATCGGTCAACAGCTGCCTGCATTCCAGCATTCAGCTCATGCATGACTCCCACGAGGTTCTGCTCAGCCTGCGTGGCCAGCTGATCCATCACGGCGTCCTCACGTAGGGCACGCTGATGCCAGTAGTCAGCTCCTGGGACGACGTATGGTATTGCCATTCAGTCACTCCCCGCTGCTGGCATTGGCTGCGGCCACAGCACCCTGTCGGTTCTGCTCGTTGGCTGCGGCCTGACTAGCCTGAGCCAGCTTCTGTCCGGCACTGCTCAGCGTCTGCGTCACGGTGTCAGGCCCCTGCTGCTGAGAGATCTGCACCTGCTGATCAGGATTGAAGCTGTACAGCTCATTGATGGACTCGGCCTTGGCTTCGTCCTCATCCTTTATCTGCTTCAGCTCATCGTCTACGTTGGTGACCAGTGGGTGCGCCGCTATCAGCGTGCGGTCACTCAGTAGCCCCTGACTATTCTTGATGTTGGTGATGCGCTCGGACTCGTTGATGATGGTGCTGGTGGTGTAGTGCCAGTCCACATTGGTGTCCTCAGGAATGCCGAGGTCCTGCAGGATGAACCACAGGCACCGGTCAAGCGCCCAGCTCAGCTCACCGCCGAATATCTGGCAGTCAAGGTCAAGATCGCTGTATATGAAGCGCAGCGCCACGCCGCTGGCATCACCCAGCTCCTTGGTCTGCGTGTCTACGCCGCTCGCCGCCTCATACAGATCACGCCGTAGCCGGTCCATGTGCTGAGTCGCCGCGTCACCGCTGATGGAGGTGTCAACGGTGTCCATGCCGCCGTCCGCTCGAACGAATGCAGTGTGCAGCTCCGCCAGATTGCGCACGAACGCCCGCTTGTCGGTGCCGTCATAGTTCTTGACGATCTTGACCTTGTCCGGCTCATCCTGCAAGGCGTTGGACATGTCAGACACGCGGCGGTCATAGTCGTCAAGAATGTCCTTGATGTAGTGCAGAAGCGGCTGCTCCTCAGGATTGTACTTGATGGGGATGAAGGGAATGCGGTCCCACACGCGGCCCTGCTCATTGCCCTCGGCGTCCTTAGTCACGAAGTTAGGCGTCACGGGCTGGTCGGAGTCCACGGTCCATGTGTCGTCATGCACGCCCTTGACGTAGTGCATCACGCCGTCGGTGGTGTAGAGCTCGGCGTGCTCCTCCTGCATGACGTCCCCGCTCTGCCAGAGCGCCGTCTCATACACGCGGATCACGGCACTGAGCTGCGTGTGGTCATTGTCAGCCCAGAACGGAATGACCTCGCTACCCGGTATCCGCTTGAACTGCAGCCTGCCGGCGTCATCATAGTAGGCTTGCAGCCAGCCGATCCCCTGCACCACGGCATTGGTCGCCACCGCGCGCAGCACTCTCTGGAAGTCCTTGTCAATGTAGTCTTCAAGACGCTTCTTCAGCGTGGCGTCATCAGTGTTCCACTGCACCGGATGCCCGAGCAGGTAGCCGATCTTCTGACGGACTAGCTTGCGTAGGAACGGGTGCGCTATGCGGTTGTTGGTCAGCCAGCTCGGCGTCTCCTCCTCACCGGTGTAGCCGTAGATTGCGCGCTTGCGCCGGTGGATGTCGTTGTCATTCTCATAGTAGGACTGGCCCTGAAGCATCTCACGTAGTCGTGGGTCTTCGCTCCAGCGGCCGATCACCCATTGAACGAAGTCCGCTCCGAAGATCACCTCCGACGTATCATCGGCCATGTCCTGCCGCTGCGTGAAGACGCCGTCCTGCTGTAGGTCCCCCAGCAGCATCCCTAGATTGATGAGCATGTAATCTCCTACCTTTCGCACCGCATATGGCGCGCTACCGTGTCACTAGCAATGATACCGCGCGATGCCCACGGAATCATACGAACTCAAAGCCGTTGCCATTGCTGCGCCGCTCCTCACTGAAGCTGAACGTCGGGCCGGTGAGCGTCTCAGTGGCATAGCGCATGGCGTCCATGGCGTGGTCAAAGCCGTTCTCAAGAGGCTTCGGCAGCAGGTGTCCGTCATAGCGGTCGGTCTTCCACTGATAGTTGCTCAGCTCACGGATGACATTGACGCAGCGCGGGTCGATAACCATGTGATAGTCCTGAAGTCGCTGTATGCCGGCGCGTATGCTGTCCGGTCCCTTGGCAGCACCGACTATGCGCTCAATGCCTAGGCGGTACAGCTCATCTATGGTGCGAGGCTCAGCGCTATCGGCGGTGATGCGCCTACTAGCCCAGCCGTGGTCACGTATGGCACGCGCTATGGCCTCATTGGTCAGGCCGTGCTCGTAGATCTCATCAGTCACGTAGAGGACGTCATTCTTCGTATCAGCCAGCACCTCAACAGCTGCCGTGGGATCCTGCGCGAAGCCGAAGTCCATGCCGTACAGGGCCCGCACGCGCGGCTCGCCATTGTACAGGCTGTGTAGCAGGTAGTCGCGGTCGACGTGCCTGGACTCCCAGTCGGTGTAGATGAGGCCCTCGCTCACGCCCCAGTCGCCTAGACCCTCTACCTGATAGCGGCGAGGCCACCTCACGCGCATCTTCTCAAATAGGGCGCGGTCATCCTTGCCAAGCCACTCGTTGCATCGGTAGTCCGTGGTCAGCGCCAGCACATCAGGATCAGCCTCATCGAAGAACCGTCGCTTCAGCCAGTGGTGCTCATTCCATGGATTGAACGTGAGCATGATCTGCTTGTGATAGCCGTCTGGCATGTCTCCACGGATGGACATGTCCAGCTTGTTGAAGCTCTCCTCATCGGTGACCTGGTAGAATTCTTCTCCCCACACCAGATTGAGGTACCCATGCTGCACGGTTATTGACGTGACGGACTGCGGATCATCCATGCCACGGAAGAGTATCGTCTGACCAGTGGGAATATACCACATCTGTAGTGGGCTACGAGTGTAGCGCCAAAGGTGAGCGACACCCAAGCGGTTGGTCGCCCATATCAGCTGTGCGAAGCACGAGTCCTTGAGTGAGGAGTAGTAGCGCCGCACCACGAGTCCGTTGCTCAGTGGCTGACGCATGATGCTCCAGATCATCTTCATGGCGGCGGTGGTGCTCTTCTTGCTTCCACGACTGCCCTTGACCGCCTGATATCGCTGCGTGCTGCGCCAGAACGTTCCGTACCCGCGCCCAACCACGTCCGGAAGATTGATCTTCGGCACCATAGGTCAGTCCTCCAGTCCCGCAGCGCCGTCAATGATCACTGCGCCTGCAGTTCCGTCAGAGTCCGTGGCACCTATGCCATGCGTGGTGTTGAGCTCATGCACTGCACGGATAGCTGCCTGCGCTAGGGCACTGGGTACCTCACGCCCAGTCTGGCGAGACATCTCAAGTCTATGCTGCACCTCATCTATCACGCCGCGCAGGGTGTTGTCGCTGGCGTCAAGGGACCACTGCCACCGTGACCGGTCGACTATGCCGAGCTCAGCGCCCCGAGTGTTGAGCCATGCCAGCAGACGCAGCGCGCTAGGCTCACGCTCGAGCCGAGCGGCCCGCGTACGGTAGACGCGGCGCACGGTGGCCGGGTCCATCTCAAGCAGAGCACGGAGGCCACTCACGTCATGCAGCGCGGTCTCCATGGCATCACCAGACCCCATGCCGTCCGCCCTGAGCAGGATGTACCGCACCTCGGAGTCGGTGAGGCCGATCATTGACTGCACCTGCCTCAGCTCGCCCCAGAACTGCTCGGCGTTGGGCTGATCGGCCGTTATCCAGCTGTCATCCCCGCCGACAGAGGCAGCGCTCAGCCCGGTCGCCAGCGCGGCCCGTGCCTGTGCCTCTACATCCATATCACGCTCCGTCTCAGTCGTTACAGAGTCAATGATACCCCGCCCACGCCCCTAGCGCTCAGTGGTCGTGCACTGCTCCTGCTGGGGCTGGGCATGGAGGTAGTCAAGCGTGTTCTCATGCCCGATGTACGCCCCGCACAGCAGGCTGACGACGATGGCGACGATGTACAGCACGCGCTCAGTATCACTCCTCATAGCGATCCTCCTCTCAGTGCTTCCTGTGACTGACTAGAATGCCACAGTCAAGCAGGACATCAAGCAGCCGCAGTGGTGTTAGCGCGGCTGCGGAATTTCCATGGCTTCTATTTCGGCAGCACACTAGCAAACACCGCCGTGTCAGGATCCTGATCAGCTGCCTCGACGCCTCGAACGATGAGCATGTCCGGGCCGTTCGATATTCGCGCCTTGCTCCGAGTGAGGCACACGCCATCATTCTTGTCTATCCCTAGGGCCTTTGACACGGTCATGAGCCTTGTGGGGCTTATCCTCATAAGGCTTTCCACCGGTCCCTCGCCATTCACCGTCTCGGTGAATATGCGCCGAATCTGTTCCACCATGTTGATGACGCTGGGCTTCTGAATCGCCGGGGTGGACACGCTCCACAGATCGGTATTCGAGAGGTCAAGCGCATCCCGAGCCCCTGCCAGCTTGTACCAGCGCTCAAGGGCCGTATAGTCGATGCACTGCATCTCGGTCTCAAGCTGAAGCGCGCGCTCAGGGATATCAAGCCTATATCTGACTATCTCATAGCGGTTGGCGACGTAGGCATGTCGTCCACGTACCCACATGCAGCCAAGTGGTGTGTCCCGCTCGTGACCGTCCTTGAGTATATCGAGTATCGCCCTTACTGCGGTCCTGCTGAGTTCCTTCATAACGTCCTCCTTGTTGTCCTAACTTCTTATGATTATAACTATACTACGTAATTAGTAAAAGCACAAATCATTGAAAGATCAGGTGAGTCGCACCGGCCCATCTTGGCATCAGATATGAAAGAAGCCCAGAGGTTTCCCCCTGGGCTCCATGTTCATTCTTCGTCACAGGCCAAGCGCTGCATAGTCAATTGGTATCCATTCGGTATTCATGATTCTTGGAATGTCGCCGAGAAGCGCAACCATCGAGTCATATGAAAGCGATGAGAGACTCACCTTGACGTCATTCTCCAGGTCATCAACCGAGAACCCCTTGAGTTGGTCAAGATACCTCTTGTCAACCTTCAGCTCAGGAACCTGCCGATTCAGCTGGCCCCGAAGCATGAGAATGAGGCTTGCGCGGTTCTGTGATTCAATGCGCTCTTGCTTCTTTGTCATAATCTACTCCTCTATTGAATTTTCAATCTACATGAGTAGCCATGTGTCCTAGTGTCCTAGCTGACTACCAAGAAACACTATACTACGTTCTTAGTAAAAATACAAATCGGCGTGTTCTCCGGCGTTTCGCGTCTCTTGGCATCAGACATGAAGTAGAAGGTCTGGCCGAGGTCACCAGCTCCGTACATGCCCCCAGGACTCGTGTAATCGTCCCTCAGACGTCCGAACAGCGCAGACGGACATAGTTAGTACCCCAGATCATCAAAAGACGGCTCAGCGTCCTCCAGGAGATCCTCAGGCAGCGGGTCGGTGTGGGTGAGCGGCATGGCCTCATCGAGTCGGCTGTCTAGATAGTCGAGCTGGCGCTGGGTGAGCGACCTCTGATCAGATCTTCTGTTCTTCATGACTTCAATATTATATCCTATGGCTAAAAAAATACTGGCTCCATACATCCTACCTAAACCCTATTGGAAAACCGTAATTTCGTAACTTTTTCAAGTTACGTTATATTTTCCCAATATAAATCGATGCTAATATACTGAACCACTATATTAAAATTACTGAAATATCAGTGTTTTATTAGAAATTATTAGTAAAAAGCGGCTAATTATAGAATTTCTAGCTTCATATAACGTGATTTTTAGGACTTTAGGTTCCATAAATACAGACTCTGGCTCCATTCATAGCGTTCTAGCTCAGTCTATAGGGACTATTTCAATGATCTTCCATCAAAATACTCATGAGATCCGTAACGAGTAACTAAGCTATCCTCCGTAACGAAGGCGTATCCTGTTACAGGCTTTTCGTAACTCTTGCGTTATTTTTGAGTAAAATCTGTCGTGTGGCTCAATAAGAACACCTGCTGGCTCAATCAGTTCTATATAGTTACAGTCAATACTGGATCCATATGAGGCGTTTTTCAGCAAAAGTAGATCCATATACGCACTGGTTCAACAAACGCATACCACTGGTTGCGAATAGGCTATCATTGAGCTATACTATAGCTACTGGTACAGAGTATCAGACTGTAGTCGCATAGAAAGGACATATTCATGGACAGTAGACTCGTAAAGATGTGGCAGCAGCTAGACAGGAGCAAGGGCATCCCCAGAGAGATATCACGCTCGCCTGTATCTGCTAGATCTCAGGCAGACATCGCAGGCAGACTCGAGACCAACAAGATGGCGATACATAGGTACTATAGCGGTGTCAAGGAACCATCGCTGCATATGTACGGTAGACTGTGGGGAGCAGTGATGGGCTTCGCGCATGTAGACTGGGGAACATGGGCGGCCACCGTGGCTCGGTCTCTAGGGCATGGGCTCAGCATAGACGATCCGCTGTCAGCCTTCCCTGATGATGATGCCTATGTTCGGGCGAGTAGACTCGGCATTGGCGAGATGATGAAGGATGCGGGTATACCCGCTGCAGAGCTGATGGCACAGAGCATGGAGATGATACCGTGAGTAGTAGAGTACGACACACAAACGATCAGATAGACAGCCGCAATCATATGCTGCCAATAGCAGAGCAGCGCGCATTCGCCATGTGGTCATCAGCCGGAGGTAGGCCCACTGACAGGGAGTATCACTGGCTGCCGACATGGTATGGAATGTCTGTGCAGAATGCTACTGGTCGTATCCCTCCTAATGGAGAGTGCTATGCATTCGCTCATGGAGTGGTGACTGGCCTGAAGACATATCTCTCATCTGATCGTCCCACTGCCAAGGAGCTGGCGTGGCGAACAGACATGGGACATACGGATCGCGTGGCTCGATGGTTTGGTGAGCATGGCTCAATGCCGCTCAACGCTCTATGCATGCTGTCATTGTGGTATCAGGTGTCCGTGCGTGATCTGCTCTCCACGTATGGCGCTCCCGCTGCCCAGCGGTGGCGAGAGGAGCACGCAGAGGAGCTGGCTCAGCGCACGCTGAGGCCGGTGGTGATCTTCCCGGAGGACGCACCGCAGAACCTAGTGGCCGTGGCGGCGGGAGTCGCGCAGGGCGCGCCGGATCAGCCGCAAGCACTCCCCAATGCCTGATCGGCATATCGTTAGCTCAGCAGCGGCGTTCCGTGCCGCATCATACCAATGCTGCGAAACGCCGCATACTTCAGCGATTTGGCGTTTTACTAAAAACGTAGTATAGTAATACTCAGCTGCTGGCAGACAGCCTGCGGCGATGACAACGGAGGACAATATGGACAAGACGAACAAGACAAAGCTCACCATCATCATCGACCCGATGCAGGTTAAAGTCGGAGACAAGGCGTACTTCAAGGGATACGACTTCGGATTCACCGTGCTCGAAGTGGATAATAGAGACCCGGATCTGCCGTTCATGGTCACGACACCATTTAACGATGCTGGTGACTGGGCGCGGTCATCGCACTTCGACCACGCGACCAGAGAGGTCGAGGACCTCTAGGACTGGAGACCTATTATGTACACCATGACCACCACGAGTGAACGTATCGCGGAAGTCATAAGACGGCTCAATGCCTTGACTTGCAGGAGCTACCGAGTGATCGACCAATGTGTGCCGTACAGCACCTATGACGTCTATGCGACTGACTCAGCTGGTCGAACGACCAAGCTGTTCGCGGCGAGCTCCTACTACGCCGCCAAGCGTTATCTCGAGCGCCTGCTTGATGAAGAGGAGCGTTGGGCATGAGCAAGCTCACCAAGACCATGAAGACAATACTGCTGTCGGCAGACACGTCACGCAGCGGCAGCTATCAACCCGGATTCAGGATCGAGAAGCGCGCCATCTGGGCCATGCAGGAGCAGGGGCTGTTCGGCCCGCTGTGCTGGGACGGCACCTACCCGATCACTGAAAAGGGACGTCAGGTAGCCGACGCATTGCGTGAAGAAGAGAAGGAGAAGAAATGAGAAAGATCACCATAACAGACCCACGGCAAGTGAAAGTCGGAGACAAGGCGTACTTCAAGGACTGCGACTTCGGGTTTACCGTGAACTCCTTGGTCGGGGGTGACGAACGAACGCCGTTCATGGTCATCAACCCGTTGAGCGGGCGGACATGCTGGACGATGTCAGAACAATTCGACCATGCGACCAGAGAGGTCAAGGAACCGGAATGGCCCGACCCGCACGACCTCAAGCTCCACGTCTATCTTGGGGCAGATGGCAAGCGGTATATCTACAACCCCGTTAGTGAGGCTGACACGGATCCGTGGAGCTACGAGGGTTATCCCGCGTGGAACGCACGCAAGACTATGGAAACCTATCACTGTGACGCCCTGCCGTTGACCGAGTTGAAGCTCGTACCTGTAAATGATGATGGGAGCAATGATACCGGGATCACGATAGTCTGCAATCTGACAGCCGACCCGGAGAAGCACACTACAAGGAGAAACAATGCTTAACGGTATTCCAAGCCTCATAATCGGCAATCTGGCACGCGACCCCGAATTCCAGACGGTCAACGGAAAACGGATAGCGCGCATCAGTATTGGCGTCACGCCGCGAGTCAAGAATGGAGGAAACTGGCAGGACGCGCCGGACGAGGAGATTCGTATCAGACTCGGGTTCAGCCATGCCGTGCTCGACGCGATGCGCAAAGACCTCGCACGCGAGAAGGGACCCGAATCTTGAACTGGAGTTCATACCTATGGGGAGTAGCGACGCCGTTCATCGCATCCGTCGTGCTGTCCACATTGCTCATATTCGCTGCCTTGGTGCGGTTCTATGTGCTTCCGGACAAGGACTTCACGGCGACCTGCTGCGTCTGCGACGGCGATTGGACGACACATAGCCGTCTGCGCCAGTGGATGCACTTCCATTTCAACCGGGAGCATCGCAGAAAACTCCCCGCATGGCAGAAGGAGCACGGGTACAAGTGACAGAACTGGAGTGGAAAGCATGAATGACATACGAGAAAAGCTTAGGACAGCAATCGAATCCGTGATCGGACCGGCGCCATACGTTCTCATCTTTGATTCAACGCCTTTGGACGATCTGCTCGACGGAGACCGCATCTCGTTCGATTACGCGGAGCCGGAGAACCAATCATCGTACACGTCGCTCGGCCTCATCGAATCAGCGCGCGTCGCCTACATGCCGAAGGAGTATTGATCATGAGCGGACAATTCTGGCTTGGCTTGTTCCTGCCACTGATTGCCGGGGCGATTCTGTTGGGAATCTACGGATTGTATGTAGCGTTCGGTTGGCTCGCCACGCACAAGAAGTGGATCCTGCGCACCAAGGAACTCAAAGAAGACATCGATGAAACGAACATCGAACCATTGCACGACATGGAGAAGGCAATCATCAACTCACGACGATGGAAGATGCTTCGCATGTTCGGACGAATCATCATCATCGTCCGCGACAGCACAGACGACACGAAGGAGCAGAAGCAATGAGCATCGCAGCAGATGAAGCGGAAAAAGAAATCTACAGGAGTTGCCTTGAAGGATGTGCAGCGACCGCAATATTTGCATTTCAGAATGGCTATGTCGCCGGTCGTACTGCCGAGCCGACCGAAGCGGAGATCGAAGCGGCAGCGCGAGTTTTCTTCGGGAATCTGCATCACCCCAGCGCGTCGCTTGATTGGGATAAGGCAGCCGACCATGTGAAAGATAATTGGAGGATTAAAACTCGATTAGCTCTCGAAGCCGCACGCAAGGCGGTGATGGCATGAACCGGACATGTTCCCTACCTAAGAACTCGCGTTGTGGCGGACAGGTCGCCAGATGCCCCGACTGCGGCCAATGGTGGTACGAGAAATGGCATGGGGCTGCATGTTACGACTGCTGCTACAGCGAGTGGAAGCGTGCCGGATGGTTGAGAATGCACACTCAATTCAGGCATGAGTTGAAACACTTTAAGGCGGTGACGGCATGAGTATCGCGGAAGAAGAGTCCACACGGAAATATTATCTGTTGGAGGGTCCGGAGCATGGCGAGAGATTGCGGGAGAAGCTGTTGGATGTGGCGCTTGAGAACAGACATGTCATCGCCCAGCGCGATGCCTATGTCAAAGGTCGTACTGCCGAACCGACCTACGCGGAGATAGAAGCCGGAGCGGAAGCGTTATGCGAATACTACGAAGACGACGAACTGACCGATGACCGGCGCATAGCCGCGTTGCTCGTTCTATACGCGGCATATGAGGCGGTGTCGGAATGACCATTCGTATCTAAACCAGCTATGATGGAGTATCAGCCATGCTCATACACTGAGCAACACTGAAGAATGGACTCAGATCTTTGGACGATATCATCACAGACCTGGTCTCCATCGCTAGGCGTATTCGTGCGCAGGCCGGAGTCTACGAGCAGCAGGAGGATAGGCGTGCCAGCCTGCTACGGGATGCAGCCGACCAGCTTGATGTGATCATCAGCAGATTGGAGGGGAGGCTCTAATGCTGATTGCGATGACGCTGCTTGTACTCACCATTGCCATTGCCTGGCTTGGTGACAGACATTAGGTAGTGCGAAACGCCGGAAATTCCAACGATTTGGTGTTTTACTAAGAACGTAGTATAGTAATACCTGTAAGCGGTTAGGACACAAACAAAGGACATACGATGAACTTCATCAACCTCTACCACGAAATCAGCATCAATAGCACCGACTGGGATGTGAACGTCAGCTCAAGAATCAACGAGAACGACACCATCACCATCACAGTCCCCAACTGCCACTACCGGTTTGAACTCTCGCAGGACATCCAGAACCCGGACATCATCTACGGCGGCATCTACGTCAACGACGATACACACGAGGTCATCGAAAACGACTACTGCTACGACGGTGAGGGCGAGACCGTAGAAACAGTCGCCAAAGCCATTATGAGCGACATTCAGACGGACATGGTGGACTATGATGCTTGATCTACTCTGCTGCATCTTCCTGGCAATCGGAATCGAATTAGTAAGAATCATGAAATGAATAAGCCTGTCAGATGCTGCCATGCAGCAGCTGATGGACGAGTTCCATGATTATGTAAGATAATATCAGTAGAGCCGCACGGTCAAGGAGAACGCAGATGGCTATGATACACGGAAGAAGCTTCATGATAAATCAAGAGTTCATTCATGGGTATCGCTTAGGCAGATACTCTGACGCCGGAAACGGCGTGCGTAGGGCTCGTCGGCCCACTAGGCCGGCAGTGGAGATAGACCTGCAAGACCCGAATATAGCAGCTATGGTGAGGAGATTCAGGGGATTATGAGGTACATAGGAGAAACCGTCATTCCTGCCATCGCACAGGGAGAAGAAGAGCACTGGATGATCGTAGAGGCGCTCGGTGACAAGAGCCGGCGATCAACGATATACGCTCGGCACGTCGGTGAGAAGTATCAACTGTGCGAGCTGAGGGCGGTGCGCACTGAGAACGGAAAAACGACCTACAAGCTGACTCATGTCAACTACTGGCCGCTGTTCCAGTGGGTGCAGGAGTTCGGCAGCGATCATTCTAGGCATGATATCTATGAGGTGCTTGGGGTGATCACTGATGCAGGCCGGTTGAAGCCGTTCATCTCCCTGAGTAGAAATAGGGTCTGTATCGCTGAGGTAACTAGGGCGTTTGACAATATGGGGCAGGCGTTTAACAACCTTGGCAATGCGTTGTCACGAGTAGTCGAAGGAGGCAAAGATGAGTGAGAATACCAATACCAATACCAATACCAATACCAATACCAATACCAATACCAATACTGATACCGATACGCATATCTACGCATCCGTGGCGGAGAAGCTAGGTATCGATCCGCTCGGCATACTTGACGTACCGGTGAAGAATCCGTCATTGTGGGAGCGTGTGGTGGCATGGCTACGATAGACAGATCTGAAGCCGAGCTGTTCATGTCATTCGTTCGTAATCGGCACGCCATGTTCGTGCGTCGTCAGGCAGGTCTACCGCAGTCTACATGGACTGATGATCCGATACTAAGCAGCGGGCGGTCATTCACCAACGTATTCCGTGTGCTTGATAGAGGCACTCAGCGCCTTGTGCGCATGCTGTGGTCACCAAGTGGCCTTGCCATGGATCCCAGCACCACGCTCATGCTGTGCATGGTGTACCGGCGCACCAATAACACTGATTTCTGGAGTCGAGTGCCTGATGAGGTGATGGCACCTGACCTGCACGATCTGGAGGCGTGGTTCCGTAGGATAGACTCCATGTCCGTGCTTAGTGATATTAGTCCATTTGATCAGCATCCGTACCTGCTGGTTGGCAGCTTCAATCATTTTCGGATAAAGGGAGATGATGCCTATAACCGAATGATTGACCTGCTATGGCGTAGTGCCATGGAATGGCTTACCGGTAGTCGTTGGTGGGGTAACATCACTCACGTGAAGCGTGCTGACGGTCATTATGCCTGGCATGTGATGATGGACAATCTCCGGGCGCAGCCGGGAATCAGCGATTTCTTGGCACAGCAGATCACCACTGATTTTGGCTATAGCCAGTATGGTGATGTCAGCTATGATGATGAGGACGTGGTGCTTGGGCCGGGTAGCCGTCGTGGTATCAAGAGAATCTTTCCAGAGATGTCTCTGAAAAATCCATCCGCTGCTAGAGGTGCGATAATCGCATTGAGAAACGAGGTGTGGAGCACGCTGCCAGAAGTCAATCTGTCAGCTGTGGATCCGAATGTATCACACGCGCCATCCCTCATGGATATACAGAACTGCCTGTGCGAGTTTGACAAATATCGGCGAATCAGCACTGGTGGTGTCTATCGCAGAAAGTGGCGTGACCACGGTAGGCGCACTATAACACTGCCGAATAACTGGTAGTACGTACCATGTAGTATTATAGGTATTGCAATGAAATCACAAGGACAGATAAGGACATTTCAATGAAAAATGATAGAATCTACAATAGCTCCGGTGTAGATCTTGACAAGCTGCAGAAGAGTCTTGACAATACCGTTATGCTTGCCGTAGTGCAGGCAGGTACATATGTACCAGACAATGACAGAATCGTTTTGGTTCAGTCTCTGCTATCTGACAATGCAGGTAATCAGTATGCGCTTACCTTGTCAGGGCTGGCAATTCCGATTGATCTCCTTGAGGCTGTTCAGAGTCCAGAGACAATCATGTCTGATCTCAAGTGGGCGGTGACAGAGAAATGATGAATGAGAAAGTGATCGACACCTCGACCGGTATCGCGTATAATCTTGAGAGCGATCCGCTCGTATCAGTGGATAGTCGAGACTACTTCACGCCAGAGGACGCTAGTCGCTGGACGGTGATTGAGATCTACAAGGCTCCCAAGGGCAGTGGTGGCTGGGCATTGGTTCAGCTTGGCGTGAGCGCCATTCCCGGCGAGGAGACCTACGCTCGCGTCACGCTGTGCCCCAATGTAGATGCCATCGCCGCAGCGCTGCTCCGGCATAGCGGCGGGCGTACCTACTACACCGTGGTCGGTAAGGCGGCACTGATCCTAGCGCAGAAGCAGCTCGGTAGAGCAGAGGTGACATTATGAGTGACAGCGTTAATCATCCTAGCCACTATCAGTCTGGGATTGGCATAGAGTGCAGTGAGGTACGTGCTCCGCTTCCAACATTTCTCAGTGATTCAGTCAAGTATGTATGGCGTGCGCCATACAAGGGCAATCATCGTCAGGATCTTGAGAAGGCGCTGTGGTGCATCAATGAGTACATCCGTGAGTGTGAGGTGGCGTTAGGCCCCTACAAGGATAATGCAGCCCCGATGCATGCAGTGGTGGAGCTCGGCTGTGATTTCTGCCGTCTCACCCCCTATGGTGATAGGCTGAGCAGTGCTGATGAGGTCTGGGAGAAGAAGGTGGATACGGTGGCCGCCTACCTAGAGGCAAAGAATGATAGTAGAGCCAGCGTCTTCCGCGATCTTCGGGAGCTGGATGTGCGCGGCATGAAGATGCACATCGAGTCTCTTCTCAGTGAGCTGAAGTAGTAGAGTAGTAAAAGTAGTATAGACATAGAGTAGTGAAAGGACATACAATGAGGATCATAGGACTATCAGTAGACAATGTCAAGCGTATCAAGGCAGTCAGCATTGAGGACCCCAAGGCCGATGTGCAGGTGATTGGCGGGCGCAACCGACAGGGCAAGAGCAGCCTGCTTGATGCCATCTGGCTTGCGCTGGGTGGCGGCACTGCCGCCAAGGCCGTGGATGAGCCGATTCGTTCAGGAGAGAAGAAGGCCAGCGTTGTCATCACCGTTGGTGACGATGGCGAGGCGCAGTTTACGGTGGAGCGGCGCTGGACCACCAAGGGCACGAGCCTCAAGGTCACGGCGGCGGACGGCCAGCGGTATGACAGCCCGCAGGCACTGCTGAATGAGCTGGTTGGTCAGCTCACGTTCGACCCGGTGCGCTTCGTGGAATCTGACGCCAAGGCGCAGCGTCAGACTCTGCTTGACACGCTTGGCCTCACGGCCAAGGTGACGCGCCTGAATGAACAGCGAGCAGAGGTGTTCCAAGAGCGAACGGCGGTGAATCGCGCCGTCAAGGAGCTGGGGGCTGAGGTCAAGGGCTACAAAGACCTGCCGACCAGCCTGCCCAAGGACACCGGCGAGACGACTGAGCAGCTGCTTGACAGCCTCCGTAGGCAGCAGCAGGCACAGCAGACGTATGATCGCGTGCAGGAGCAGGCCGTACAGCTGGAGCACAAGATTGAGCAGATGGAGCGTACCCTGTCAGAGGCGAAACAGGCAATTCAGTCGCACAAGGACTGGCTCTTCGCCAATGAGCGCCCTGACACCACTGAGCTGGAGCAGCGCATCTCTCAGGCCAGTGAACTGGCCGGACTACGAGCCAAGGTGCAGGCTCGTGACGCGGCGGCCAAGCGCTACGCTGACCGCAAGGCGCGGTCGCAGGCGCTCACAGAGCAGATCGAGTCGTTTGACGAACAGAAGCTGAAGCTGCTCACGGACATACAGCTGCCAGTGACGGGACTGCAAGTCACTGACGATGGCGTACTGTACAATGGCGTCCCCCTGAGTCAGGCGAGCGGCGCTGAGCGCATTACCGTAGGCATGGCGGTGGCACTCGCTAGCAAGCCGCGACTCCGCGTGGTGCTGATTCGTGACGGGTCTCTGCTGGATGATGAGAGTATGGAGCTGCTGCGAAAGTTTGCCGATGACAATGACGTACAGGTGTGGATTGAGCGCGTAGGTAGCAACGATGCCGATGCCCTCATCATTGAAGACGGAGAGGTGCAGGAATGATTGAGGTGCTCATTGACACTGTACAGTCGGTCTTCGACGAAATCGCAGAGCTCCCAAACCTCACCCCTGAGCAGAGAGACCTGTTGCGAGCCGATGCCAAACGCCTAATCCACACAATGGAGGCAATGCTATGAGATTCTTGGTCCCAACATATCAACGCCCAGACAGAATAACCACTCCTCAGCTTCTTCATGAGACATATGGGGTCCCGACTGGTTTGATTACAGTTCTCATTCAGGGAGGGAGTCAGGCTGTGGATGCCTACACTAGCGCTGGTAATATTCCTGCTGGATGCCGACTAGTCAATACAGGTGCACACAATGCAGCGAGCAATCGTAACGTCGGCATACGAATGTATGATAGTGAGCCTGTAGTATTCATGGATGATGATATCACAGGATTGTCGTCAAGAAAGCCAAGTATTGAGCAGACAGATGATCCTGATCCACATATGGGAAGGGGAGTACGGCAGCGTAGACTCACTAGTCGTGGATTCATTAGTCTGGTGAGTACATGGGCTAGACTACTGAAAGACACAGACGTGCAGCTTGTCACTGCTAACACTGTCAGTAACAGTGGCTTCATTGCTAGATTCAATTCAGATCAGAGATTCGTCACTAACGTTCTGCTGGTCAGCCAAGTGATGTGTTTCAGGTGTGGATCGTTTCTTTTCGATGAATCATTTGATATGGATGAGGATATTGAGCTAGGTCTTAGATTGATTAGTGGTGGAGTCACTATAGCTCGTGACAGGTCTCTGGCTGTCTACTCCAGGAATCGTACTATAGACAATCCAATTGTCCATGGAGGTATCACGGATTTTATTGATCAGCGTGAAACGATCATTGATACTATAGTCACCCGGTATCAGCATCTGGTCAGACCACCGCGCAAGGGAAGCACGATGCCAACCTTGAAGAAACGCCAGGAGATTCTACATTTTGACGGTACTAGTAGTATAGTAATAGAAGATGACTGGTTCAAGTCATCATCAATGGATCTGAAAGGACACAAAGGACAATGAAACTATATCTGAGTGGCAGCATCACCGGAGCTGGAACCGAAACGGCAAAACAGGTTTTCGCCCACGAGAAGAAACGACTTGAGAATGCTGGGTACGAGGTGATCTCTCCGCTAGACTATCCTCCGGCAGTTGACATCAGCTGGGTAAGCTGCATACGGAGGGACATCGGTCTGGTAGCCTCGGCTGACGGTGTGGCCCTGATTGATGACAGCCCCAATACCCAGTTCTCGCATGGAGTGGCAATTGAAAAGCATGTGGCCCAGTATCTGCAGCTTCCGGTGATGAGCGTCAGCAGCTGGGTCGAGAACCACATTGAGGGCACAGCGGCGAGCACTGTTGACCCGGCTGACTGGCACGGTGCCGAAGCGACAAGTGCACAGGCGAGGAGACTCTAATGACGGACATGCAGGGGCGTTGGACGCCAAGCAATATTCGTGATTGGTTCATCAATCACCGCAATGATCCGTCAGCGCGCAATGATGGTACCATCGAGATTCTTGGCGCTAGCTTCATTGCCACTGAACCAGCTATCTTCGGGAGACCGAATGACTACATCAAGCGTGAGCTCCAGTGGTATGAGAGCATGTCCCTCAAGGTGGATGACATCCCCGGTGAGACTCCCGCCATCTGGAAGTCCATCGCCGCTGAGGACGGAACCGTGAATAGCAACTACGGCTATCTGTTCTGGAGTCCTGAGAATCACTATCAGGCTCGCCGTGTGGTGGACATGTTAGTCCGCTACCCTGAGACGCGAGAGGCCGTGGCAATATACACTCGTCCTACCATGCACGATGATGCATTCGCAAATGGACGGCGTGATTTCATCTGCACCAATGCAGTCCACTATGAGCTGCGCAACGGGAGATTGAATCTGGTCGTGCAGATGCGTAGCAACGACGTGATCTTCGGCTATAAGAACGACTACGCTTGGCAGAAATACACTCAGCTGTGGGTTCTTGATCAGCTTAAACATATCTTGCTGGACTCACATTATGTGCCCGGTGACATCTACTGGCAGGTGGCTAGCCTGCACATCTACCGCAGGCACTGGCACTATCTAGGCAGTGATGTGAAGGAGACGATCTGATGACTGCAACACCTTGGAAACTCGCGCAATTAGCAGCAAAGCAATCACTGTGTGACCGTAAGCAGGTCGGAGCAGTGCTGGTGTCTGCCAATGGCACGCCGGTGGCTAGTGCCTGCAACGACGTTCCTGAGCAACCGACTGAGCACTGCATGCAGTTCTGCGCTAGGGCGCAGGGCATCAGCCGCAAGGATGACTACTCTGACTGCCCAGCCGTACACGCAGAGTACAACCTTATCCGGGAATTTGAGTCGATGGTGGATCACGGAATCGTAATCGGTGAGTGGGCGAATGGTGGCCTCACGGCCTATGTGACCAGCCCTCCGTGCGCAGCATGTGCCGAGCTGCTCAGCAGCAAGGACTACATATCAAAGATAATCTGGAGGCGCGGGCGTAAGGACGCTCATGTGCCAGACCCGTCACCGGTGTTCGCACGGCACGGCAAGAAATGTGAGGAGATAAAGCGATGATCAAGAAGAGCGGTAGGATCATTGAGGAATTTGAGCGCATCTGGTCAGCAATGCGTCAGGTGGTACCAGACCTCCCCGATGCCGTCTTCACAATGGCCGGTGGCACTGACGCGCGACGACACTACATCAAATATGGATATTTCGTTCCGAAGCAGTGGCACGTAGACCCTGACGGCGATGATTGGTGTGAGATATTCGTCGGTGGTGAGGGCCTCAGGCGTGGCGGTGCTGCTGTGCTCGCTACGCTCATGCATGAGGCGACGCACGCGCTTGCACATGTTCGCGGCATCAAGGACACGAGTGATCATAATCAGTATCACAACCAGCAGTTCCGTGATCTTGCTGAGTCTACATGGCCGCTGCACATTGAGACCAAGCATGACCGCATAGGGTGGAGCTACACCACGCTGCGAGAGAATGATGCGAAGGAGTGGCAGGGCTATATTGATGAGCTTGATGCTCTCATCGGTGAGGAGCATATGTACAGGATTGGGCCTGAGGAGTCTACTGGCACCCCGGTGGCTCA